CCACACCTCCCTTTGGTCGGGTAGTATTCTGACAAAAAACCTTGACAGCCTCAACGCTCCGTTTCTCTTCGCTTTTTCTTGCAGTAAGAGGGTGTTTACATTTTCTTTTCCCTTTTCGTGTTTTTTCGCGAGGAAAACGGCAGGTTAAAGCAAAGAAAAGCATAAGATTCTAATCTGATAATCCGCTGATTAACTCCAATTACATTTGTTCTGGACAAGGTCAAAAAGGGTTCTCCTCCGTACCAAATCCAAGTAAACATTTTTATTAACTCCATAATATTTTATAACAATGGGAAAAATTAATTTAGGAATTTTGGGAAGTTTCTCCGGCAAGGTGGGAAACGTTGTCGGTGGTAAATGGAAAGGCATTAGCTACATGCGTGCAAAAGCTACTTCGGTAAGCAATCCTCGAACCGATGGACAGATGAGTCAGCGATCTAAATTCGCTTTAGTGTTGGCAATTCTGAAACCGATGACAGGTTTTATTCGTGTTGGTTACAAGAAGTACACCAACAAGCAAACAGCGTTTAACGCTGCAATGTCTTACATTCTGAATAACGCTATCACCGGGACTTATCCCGATTTCAGCGTTGACACTTCTAAAGTGCTTGTGTCTCGTGGTTCACTTACGGGAGCTTTGAACGGTGTTGCAACTTCTGCAAATGGTGTCGTTACCCTGAATTGGGCTGATAACTCCAGTAGCGGTAATGCTGCCCAAACTGACAAAGCCCTGATTGTTGTACTGAATCCAACTCGTGCGGAATGTGTATTCGATACTGGCGGAAACCAAAGGGTTGCCGGAACTGAAGACATTACCGTTCCTGCCGATTGGGTTGGCGAAAGCGTGGAAGTGTTCCTGGGCTTCATTACCGAAGATGGAAAAGACCTTGCAAACAGTTCTTATTTGGGTTCTGTAACAGTTGCCTAAGCGTAGGTAACTATCTGTTTTCTTGCAGTAAAGCCGCTCATTCGGGCGGCTTTTTTTGAATCAATAAATCTAACAATCAATTAAAATTCAAATAAATATGATACGATTAATAATGAATAAGGATTGGGGTAACTTTAATTCCCTTCTCACTGTTTTGGCAGTCCTTTACACTTGTGTTTTTCTGTCCGTACTCATTGACCTGTTTTTCGGAGTAAGACGCGCAAAACGCCTGAAAATTGTCCGTACCAGTTTCGGCTATCGCCGCACCATTACCAAACTGACAAGCTATTTCGGATTAATGATCATGCTTTCGATTGCTGATATTGTGGCGAGTGTAGTTTTTGATATGCCATACTTTACGGTTATCGGGGCAATCGGAATTGTTCTGGTGGAAGCGAAATCTGTTTTTGAAAACCTCAGGCAGGAAACCAAAAACGTTGACGAAATTCAAAAGGTCCTACTCAAACTCTTTGAAAACAAAGAGGAAATACAAACCCTCATTTCATTTCTAAACTCAAAAAAGCAGGAGGAATAAACATGAAATCAAGAGGACTTCGAAATAATAATCCTTTGAATATTCGGAAAAATGCCGAACAGTTCCAGGGAGAAATCAAAGGCACAGACAAGAGTTTCAAAACATTCTCGTCACTGCCTTACGGCTATCGTGCCGGCTTTGTAATCCTTGGAACGTACCTTTCCCAGGGATTAAATACCATTGAAAAGATCATTGCCCACTGGGCACCGTCAACCGAAAACAATACAGAAAGCTATATCGCCCATGTTGAAAGATGGTCGGGTGTTCCTCGAAACAAGGAACTAACCGCCCGGGATGGTTCTGATTACATGCTGATTGTGGCGGCAATGAGTTTTGTTGAGAACGGACAAAATGCTGATATTTCAGCAGTACAGGCAGGTTTCAATCTACAAACTAAAATCAAAATCCAATGAAAAAACTACTTTTCCTCGCAGCAATAGCAACGATGTTGTATTCCTGCAAATCTGTAAAATATATTCCGGTAGAAACTACAAAGATAGAATACCGGGATAAATTCGTCAGAGACTCGATTTTCCGTTACGATTCTGTTTTTGTCAAGGATAAAGGCGATACCCTGATTTTGGAACGATACAAGTATCTGTACAAAAACAGGATTGTCAAAGATTCAATTTTTATTAACGATACAATCCAGGTGCCCTATCCGGTGGAAGTAATGAAACAGGTAAAAGCACCACTTACAAGCTGGCAGAACTTCCAAATCTGGTGCGGTCGTTTGACTCTCTTTGCTCTGCTTTTAGCCTGCATTTATTTTGTGTGGAAACTGAAATAATTCCGATCCTATTTTTGCCAATTGAATCCCGCGCGAAAGTGCGGGATTTTTTGTACTTTTGCTGTTACAAGAAACGTTTGAGAAACGAAATCCTTCTGACGAGAAACGTTTGAGATACGAATAAGAAACGGTTTTTTGTTTCTTGAAATTGAAATCAACGGAAAATATCAGCAAAGAAACACGCTACAACCGCAAAAATAAAACCTCTTTTGCACAAAGTGGTTCTAAACCGTTTCTCAATGCTATGTAACTAATTGATTTACAGAACTTATTGTGAATAGCTTTCAAAAAATTGTATCTTTGACTTGATAAACAACATTGTCGCACTTCTTTAGGTCCTGTATTGAGTTGTGATTTGCTTTCAAAAAATTGTATCTTTGACTTGATAAACAACCTACCAATTGCTACATTCGTGTTCCTATAGGTTGTGATTTGCTTTCAAAAAATTGTATCTTTGACTTGATAAACAACACGATGTGTATAAAATGTAATCAGTCAGTTAGTTGGCGCAACAAATAGGATTAAAAATTCAGTTGTTTATTCAAACGAAATCCCGCTCGCAATGCGGGATTTTTGTTTCTAGAAAGGTTCGTTTAATAACTAACATTTCCAAAGTTTAGAACAACTCCAATTGTTGGTAGGGAGTAGAAACGGTTTTTTCTTTTTTCCCTTGGAATAGTTCCATTTGTCCGAATTGTTTGTCGGTTATACACAACACTCCAACTTGTCCGGCTTCGGGTAGAAATGCTTTTACGCGCTTGATATGTACTTCGGCATTTTCGCGGCTGGGACAATGACGTAGGTAGATGGAGAATTGAAACATGGTAAAACCATCGGTTACCAGCTTTTTACGGAAATCGGTGTATGCCTTCTTCTCCTTTTTGGTTTCAGTTGGCAAATCGAATAGTACCAATACCCACATAATTCTATATTCGCTAAAACGTTCCATCTATTTAAAAAATCTAACTTTTCCAAAGTGTAAAGAAACTTTGGAAAAGTAGTTCGAAAATTAGAAGCTTGGATAAGTTATTTTTCGACTCTCGCCAAGGTAACATTTCGCCAATGAGGCAGTTGTAAAGCCAACAGCTACCATCAGTGGACTCCGTTGATTATTTATCTGTACGTCTAAAACAGGGATGTTGAGTAGTTTGGCTTTTATTGATTTTGATAATTCTGAAATATCTTCACCGCTATTAATAATCTCAACGACCAGTTTATCTACAAAAGGTCTATAAGGTTCCATAATATCATCGGCCAAACAGTATGCATTATAACGGTTATGATGATGGATTCCCAACGTAGGAAGCAGTCCGCTGGCAACAAGTGAGCGGGCTACCACCGCTCGAAGAATGGCATAACCGTAGTTTAATAAGTTATTGGGTGGAACTCCTTCGCGTCCACGTCGAAACTCAGGAATATCCGGAAACATATTTGCCCAATAATAGGCTGCCGCCCGTGCTTCCAGATTATCACTGTCACCACTTTTTACAATATCGACCCAAGCCAACATGTTTTTTACTACGGCCTTTCGGGTTGTTTTCAGTACATGTGCCTGATTTTCAATTTTTGCCTGAATGGTTTGTTGCCAAAGTTGTTTGAGGAGTGGGAGAGAGGCATCAATCTGAGCCTGAAAACGTTCGCTTTGAGTGGTGTTGCCGCTGAGTGGAAGCATTAAACCGACCGGCATTCGACTACTGTCACAGGTTATCATGGCGGTATTATTAGCAAGTAAGGCTTCCATTAATCCATGTGTAATGGTTATTTGTTTATGATCGAGAACCACTACTCCAATGTCTTCGATAGGGATGGTATTATTGCCCGCCTTATCTTCCATGCCATTGGCATCAGGCAAATGAATTACAAGTTGTGCATTGCGCATACTCAAATAAGCTGGGTTTCCGAAGTAAAGCGTGCGTTTAATCATGCTGTTTATTTTTAATAACTATTTTCTATAGAACTTCTCCAACTAACTTTTTCAACTAACTTTTCCAAAGTTCCAAACTTTGGAAAAGTTGATTAATAGAAAAATTAGTCTAGTTCAAGTTCAGTTA